ACCGAAACCGAGACCGAGGCCGAGGTAAATGCAGGCACAGCCATGATTTACCAGGACGTGACCACGATGATGATGACCTACCAACGCAAACCCTTGCGTCAGCAGCCCGTGATGTTCACGAGTGATGACCCAACAGGAGTATAAGAAATGGCTACTGACCTAACTGACCTGACTGGCAGCGTTTATGTGACAGCTGCTGTAACCGCAACCGGCGACCCTAACCTGCCCGAGAGCAGCGTCAAGGACACCCTGAACTGGGGTCAAGTTGACGCCGTCGCATTCGGTGCGGATTACGACCAGATGTGGCACGACAAGCGGACGATTGCCGCGGCAGCCACTGACAATATCGATCTGCAGGCTGAGACCAACTCACTCGGCCATACATGCGTCTTCACAAGCGTGCAGAACGTGCTCATTAAGAACGCCACAGACCCCGACGAGGTCGCCATGTACTTCGTGGCTACCCTCGACTCGCCTGACGCCACATGGAGCGTCTCAGACGTGGTCAAGGACGGTGACACGGGTGCTATCTGGACGGGCACGATCTTCAAGGTGATTGATACCTCGAACTTCGTGATCCTGCTCGACGCCGGGTTTGCATACGCGGACGTTGACGTGGCTGACCTCATCGACAACGATACCGCCCCATCCACCGGCGACAGCTACTCGAAGGCCGTACAGGCCGGTCCTCAGCTCAAGATCGGTGTCGCGGCAGCCAACCCGGCTGACCTGTGGCTCGGGACGACTGAGTACGAGTGGCTCGACACGGACAAGTACTCACTCCACAACGGCGACTGGACCATTGCGGCCGGCGCCAAAGTACTGAAGGTTGAGAACCTCAGCACAGTCCTCCCGGCGAGCCTGGAGATCATCGTGCTGGGAAGCGAGGCGTAATTATGGTACAATACATGAGTACACCGACGCACCTGTTCAATGTGACCGTGACTCAGTCGCGTATGACGATGGTCAAGGACGCGGGTGGCGGTAGTGTTAAGAAGCCCGAGGTAATCGGGACGTTCGCTGCCAGGATACAGCATCCGGCCGCGAGTGATGACGAGCTGCACCCGGTTGGACCGCGGAGCTTCTACCAGGCCATGATGTTCTGTGACCCGGGCGAGGACATCCGTGAGGACGACCGCCTGAATGACGGGACGTACGACTGGGACGTCGAAGGGTCGGATAACTCCGGCAACGAGAATATATTCAAAGTAGTGAAAATCAAGAGATCAATCTAAGGAGCCAACCATGGCAGCAGTACCCACAATACAAGGCACAGCCGGAAACATCAGTGTCGAGAACGTCCACGCTAAATTCACCGGCTGGACCGCTACAATCATCGGTGAAGAGTTCCCAACCACAGGCTTCGGCGACGAAGGCTGGCAGACAGGTGAGGTCATCACTGGCCAGATCCGGGGCTCCGCAATCGGCGTGATTGGCTCCGGCCAGGCACCATTGGACGCTGCGTTCTTCGCAACTCCGTGCGGTGTCGACACGATGAAGGCCACAATCCTGCTCACAATCGCCGCGGGCAAGACGTACTCGTTCGAAGCCACGTACAGTGCTATCGAGCTTGGTCGCGCCGAGACCGGTGCGGGCTCCAGCACGTTCCGGGTCGACTTCGCCTCGACAGGTGTGGTCACAGCCGCCTGGTCATAAGGTGAACTATGCTGAATAATGTCATAATCGGAATCAAGGAAGCCCTTGAAGCCGCCGTCCCTGATGTGGCTGTGTTCCATTCGGATCCCACGTCGCATCAGGGTGACTTCCCCATCATCATCTTTAACCTCCAGGTTACGGATAATAATGACTTCATGGGCGGAGATCGGGACATCATCAGCGGACTCGTCGTGTCTTACTTCGACGACGCTGACAAGGGCTCGGGCTCACTCAGAGATCTCGAGGAACCCGTCTTCGAGGCACTACACAAAGCTACGTTTGAGGCCACCGGCTACTCCAATGCTGGCTTCTGGAGTACTGAGCGGCGTGAAACACGTGTCCTCGCTGACGTGAACCTAATGACCTGTGACGACGTCTTCACCATCTACGGGAGTAAAGACTAATGCGTAAATTCTATACATCGTCCAGTGTCCCGATCAAGATTGAGATCGATGACAAGAAGTTCACGGCTGAGAAGTTGACCATCGCTGACTATCATGCGTTGGCAGCCGAGTACGTGGATGTGGACCGTGAGGCAATCAAGCTGAAACACCAGGAGGCATCCAAGGGCGGAGAACTGTCCAAGGAGTGTATCAACGAGATGGGACGAATCGTGCCGGCAACCCCGTACGATCTGATCTCTCGGCTCCTGGCGACGCACGAGGGCTACGTAACGACTCTGTACACTGCCCTACACAAGCGACATCCCGAGACCACATACACGTGGGTAGCGGGGCTGCCTATCACGGACGGGCTCGTCGAGCTCATTTATGATCTACTCGACGTCAGACGGGTCATGGTGGACAAGGACGAGAAGAGTGTAAAAAAAAAGAATCCGGAGTAGTGTATGATTATATGCTCGACCTCGCGTCGATGGCCCATTTTTACCCGAGCATTGATTACACGCAGTTGACGCTGAGGCAGCTGCAGAGTTTCTTACACAGGATACCCGACATCATGGGCGTAGAAAAGAGCGACACACCAGACGGAGGCGACATGCTCGAGATGCAGTACGTCCGAAGGGAGTTTAACATATAATGGCGCCAAACAACAAATCACATAGACTTGATGCAGCTGCGGCTTCAGCCCAGGCCGCAGGTGGCCTCTTGGGTCCGGGCCTGCCGGTTGCACCAGCCAAAGCAGCAGTAATGAGCCCGAAGTCGGCCGCCGTCCTGAAGCAAATGGACGACTTCTCAAAGGCTGCGAAAAGCGCAATAAAGTCACAGGAAGAGATGAAGAAGCAGGCGGGTAATACAGCCTTCGCCTTCGCATCATTGACCGCCAAACTCGGCGGTGCGGGTGGTGCACTTCGTGGTTTCACCAACGTCCTACTCGGCATGCAACAGGGTACATTAATCAACCGCCTCTCTGGTCGTGGTGACTTCGCCCGGGCCGCAAGACGAAGGCTCGATAGCAGTGGTTGGAAGGAAGACTACGCGTCCGCTTTCCCCATCTTCGGTTCGAGTGTTAAGAGGTACGCCCAGGGTGTACGCGAGGCTGCGGGCCTAAACGATAGTGCTGATGCATCCGATCGTATGGCTAAAGGGTTTGACGCCATGCGAGGGTTTGTTGACTCCGCTCGTCAGAGTCGCAGAAGCCTCGAACTATCCAACAAGTTCGCATTCAATCCAGAAGCCAATGCATTCCAGCAAGGTCGTCTCGCATTGCGTGCCGGCCTGGGTGCTCAGATCACTGGTATTGAAGAGCTGCAGAACGAGACCTCTGATAGGTTCCAGGCGAGGTTGGCTGAACGGACAGCACTGAAAGCGAAGCGGGATAAGATTGCGGAACCCAAGCAGTACGGTGAGGCTCTGTCAAGACAGACTAAGAAGCTTCGTGCACTGGACGAGCAGATCAAGACCAAGACGCTCGAAGCGGACGAGGCCCTGAAGCTCCGCAGAGCCGCACACTCACCCAGCGTCAGCCGTGACCTCGACAACATGAGACGTGAGCGGCATGAGACCAAGAAGGCCCAGGACCGGAAGTTCATCATCGACCAGCAACGCGGCACGACCGTCACGAGTGGTAAGCTCGGGCAGTTCGGCGTGGCTGGTGCACTGGACAAGGCTCCGAAGGAAGACGCGATCTCACTGGGCTTCAAGTCCACCAACACGATCCTATCCGACATCAAGATCATCCTTGACGGCAGACTACCCAAAGAAACTGGAAAGGGCCAATAATGGCTAATAAAGCAGTATTCCCGAAAACCAACACGTTCGTATGGAACCAGGACGCCACGTTCTCGGACGAGGAGCATCGGTACGTCACATATCAGGCCGCCGGTACCGAAACCAAGGCGAAGCTGGCTGCAATTCTCGCGGCCGGCGTGTCAATCAACGATGCCCACCCGAATGCGACCCTGCAAGCGGCCGGCGTTCGTGCCGTGTCCATCAGCGTGATGCTGCTCCAGGATCTCAAGGCTCTCGTCATCATCAACTGGGGTATACCCGTAGATCCCATCCTCGATGGCGAGTGGGTGTACGAGGTGCAGACGGTCGAGCGTCAACTGACCACGGGTCTGAGCATCGACACGGATACCGGGCTGCAGAATGTCCCGATCAAGGTCAAGTACGTGCCTACCACTGTCCCACCTGCCGACCGAGCTCAATACCTCATCGACAATGCACGCACAAACAACCGTGGCGCCACCGTAGGCCAACGTAAGGACCTGATCCAAGTGATTGGTCGCCGGCAGATCTCACACACCGCAGCGAGTGCCTGGGTGGGCGGAGCGTTCGTCGGTAAGTCGCTGTTCGAATGGCCTCGCCGATACGTCAACTACGTCAACGAAGAGAAGGCCAACCCCGTCCCGGGGCGACCGCCGATCCTCACCGCTGGCACGTGGTTCTGCAACAACATGCGGATCTACTCCAAGAATCACAACTGGTCCTACATCGTCGAGACGAGCTTCGTGTATGACGTCGACGGGTTCGAAGAGTTCGTCCTGTTCATCGACAGGTATGGTCTGCGCCCCCATGACGTCGAGATCTCCGACGCGATGAAACTCCCGTGGCCCGTGAAAGCCAACCCGGCCGATCCGGATCCGCGTGAGTCGGACCAGGAACCGTACGGCGCCTCAAGGCCCCAGGTGATCAAGGGACTCAGGAACTTCCAGGAGAACCCACTCCTCTTCAACCTGGGAGGCTTCTAATGTCAACATATAGAGTAGCTCAGGCCGGCGACAAGGGCAGTGCCCGAGATGACCGAGCCATCCAACAGTTCGAGAAGGATCACAACTTCATCGACACGACGTTCCGGGATGGTGCTCCGGGTGACAGCGATGTCATCGTGGGTGAGATCACCGAGGTCCTCGCCGCAGCCGGTAAGCCCCGGTACGGGTGGAAATCCCTGTGGGTAGTCAATGTGGACCAGCTGAACGATGCTACGATCACGTACGACGCCACTGGGGCCTCCTCTGAGATCACCGGGGTCAACAAAGGGTTCTATCCCTACCTGATCGAGCTGAACCGTGACACGGACGCAACAGACCCGTCCTACGAGGTGGGTGACCGGGTCCTCGTCTACCGCGTGGTGGATCAGGAGGGTCTCGATCAGTACATCTGCCAGGCCAACCCGGCGGCCGACACCACCCCGAGCGGCATCATCGTGATGTTCGGCGGGGCCATTGTGGACATCCCGAGCGGCTACAGCCTGTGTGATGGAACCAATGACGGGAAAGGCAACGCAACGCCCGACCTCCGCGGCCGGTTCGTCGTGGGCTCGTATGCAGACACGGGCGTACCCGAGGGCGAAGGCGGGGTAGCTGGTGCACTCGGTGAGGACTTCGACTACGCTGCTCCAGGTGAGACGGGTGGCAAGACATTCCACGGTCGCACAGAGAATGGCCACCCCGAGCACGATGATCACAAACACATTATCCCCGATGTAACTGTCGAGTCCGGGTCCGGCGCGACGGCCTCCAAGACCGCGGGCGGTGTCACGAGCATCCAGGTCAAGCAGTTGATCTCCGGAGCACTGAAGCAACGCCACGGTGGTGAATCTGATGGCCTGAATACATGGGTCGTTGGAAGCCCGGTTGATGAAGCACAACCGAAGAACGATACGGACAATCGACCGGCTTGGTACTCGTTGGCCTTCATTCGCAAGGATTAACCCCTATAAACGTAGGGTTAAAAAAACTTCAAAAAATCTTCGTTATCCGGCCCTACTCGCCTTGACTTCTGTTGGGAAATCGCCGACAATGTGGTTATGGAGTTCAACATGACAACACGAACGAACCGAAGCCTCGCCCGGGCGGGTGGCCATTCTGGCGACCTGAACTCCAACGCCCGCCTGGGCATTCTTATCAACCAAACTGAATTGGAGTTCAGCCATGTTCCTAAAACATCAATCTTACAAACGCGGTCCGATCGCATTACCCAAACGAGAGCTGCCCGAGATCACAATGTGGAATGGTATTCCGCAGATCCCTCAAGGCGACAGCATACCAGCCGGCCGAGGTTCATCAGTGGCCGGGTGGCAGCTCGAGTCGAAGTTCGGAAAGACCGCGTTCGACCATTAAACGTCGACAGCGGAGGTGGCAACCAAACCATAATCAACCTTGGTCTGGTATTCATCGTGACTAGTATTGCCACCTCCGCTCCTCCTAAATTCCCTGCTGCCGGCATTGATCGTGTCGGGCTCCTGCAAGCGGCTGGCTGTGGTCGATACCGCGACCACAGCCGGCTCAGCTCTTTCAGACTTACGGTATTAAGGACGAAGAACAATGGATATCAGTACAATCAAGCTGGACAACATTCCCAAGGTGATGAAGGAACTACCATGTTGGACCGTGTGGTCAGACGGGAAAGTTCCCTACAACGCCAAATTCACCGACCAGCGAGCTAGTTCAACCGACAGTAACTCGTGGTCGTCACTCAGCCAAGCCCTGACCCGGTTGGACAACGCAACTCCCTTCCGTAAACTCTACGGGTTGCAGTATGCACTGTTGGAGAACTGGGTGGGTATCGATCTGGACGACTGCATCAACGAGGACCGGAGCCTGAAGCCCTGGGCTCTCGACATCATGACCCGCATCAATTCATACACCGAGGTTAGCCCGAGTGGCAAGGGCCTCAAGATATTCCTGAAGGCCACGCGCCCGATATTCACCCATCGCAAGAAGATGGAAGGCGGTGGGGAATTCGAGTGCTACACCAAGGGCAAGCTGTTCACCGTAACCACACTCCACATGCCCGGCACACCGATCGAGGTGGCTGATCGCGAGGAAGAGTGGTCAAGTGTCTACCAGGACTACCTTTACCGCGAAGGCGAGGATACACCCCCTCCCGCTCCCGAAGAGATGAGCGTATCGTTTGAGGACCAGGGCATCATCGACAAGATCCGTCAAAGCAAGATCGCAGCACGGTTTAACGAGCTGTACACCGGCGAATACGGTGAGGGCGACTCAGACGCGGACTTCGAGCTTGCTGGGATGATTTGCTTCTATACGAACGACGTCGACCAGGTCATCCGCATCATGATGAGCTCAGAACTCGTGCGTGAGAAGTGGATTAAGAAGGACTACTACTACCTGAGGCTGACGATCGGCAAGCGGATGGGTGGTGAGAAGTACAGCCCGGCCGGGAATACAGATGGGGAGTGGATGAGCATGGGAAGGCAAAGCTCGCCCGTGCCGCCCTCAATACACCGTCCCGCGGTAGCTGCACCCCTGGAAATCCCTCAGATAGTGATACCGGCGGCTCAGCCACCAGTTGGTGGTCCAGGCCCCATGCCGCAGATACCCAACCCATTCGCCGTGCCCGCAGCCAACGTAAGGCCGCAGGGCGAAGAGGCTGAGCTTGCCCTCATCACAGACATGCTGGACAGCCCGGTGAGCATCCAAGCCTACTACGACGCCGCTCCGGACATCGTGAAGCGACTGACCGTACTCCTGGGTGCCCTGAACGACAAGATGCCTGCCTCCCTCAACTTCTTCAGTGCGATGGCCCTGGTCAACGGCGCCGCGGGTAAGAAGCTCTGCACAGTGAATAAGGGTACGATGCTGTACGCCCCGTATTGGAATGTGTGCCTGGCATCCACCGGGTTGGGCAAGTCGACTATGCAAAACGTACAGAAGGCCATACGGCGAGTACTAACCTCCCGTGGAAACCGAGCCCCCTTCAAGTTCATGCCCGACAAATTCACTATGAGTTCCCTGTTCTCAACGTACGGCGAGATCGTGGGGATGAAGACGTGGGAGCCCCTGGACGACGTAGCCCAATCCCAGCTGGAGGACGAGCTGATCCTGAAGTGTGAGGCCAAACAAGCCAGAATGACGATATCGGACGAGTTCGGTCATATGTTGGGTGCGATTATCTCATCCGGGCCGAATAGTAACCCCGAGAAGGGCAACCTGCTCAAGCTGGCGGACTCAGGAACGACGATCACGGGCGATACGTCCACCAAGGGGGTTAGAGCCATTTACGACGTCTGCACGAGTTTCGTGGCTTACTCACAGCCCGAGGTGTGGCAGGATAACTTCAACCCTGAAGAACACCTGGACTCAGGCCTGGCCGGCCGGTTCATCGTGGTGAGCCAAGACGACTTCGACCTGACTGTGGAGACCATAGACGCCCCATTTAAAAAGGTTTTACAGGATATTGAAGGCCTTTTCAGTGAATTATTGACCCGTTTGGACCGAATAGCCGACCGTGTGGAGAACGATCCCCCTAACCCCGACGACGAGCGTGGTCGCATCTTTGACGAGGTGGCAGCTACCCCCGCGATCGATGCAATGGCCAAGCATGGGTTCATCGACCTGGTGAAACTCAAGGGTAAACTGATCGGTCAGGCCCTAAAACTCACCCAAATGCACGTGTTTCTGGACGAACGATGCGATTTGTGTCAATTAGTTGGCGCCCCGAAGGTAGCCGCACATGACTCTGTGCTGCCTCAAGCACCGCCCAGGCACTCACACTCCCTTAACCAGGGTGATGAGCCCGTAGAAGACGAGCAGCCCCGCCTAACATACGCTGAGACGACCGCATTGTATGACACCGAGGTCTACCGCAACTATCTGACGTTGGTGACTACCACAGCGATCAAAGCCTTCAACTGCAAGCCGGCGATGAGCAACCGTGAACGCCTCCAGGACAAAGCTGTGAGGATCCTGAAGCGAGCAGGGTGCAAAGATATGCTGGCTAGCAGGCTGCGTAACCGGAGTGCTAAATGGAAGCTCGGCGGCCGTGAATTGGGTGCCCGAGACTTCATCTCCGAGGTCATCCAACCGGCGTGTGAGTGTGGCAAACTGACTCTCGTTTCGCAACAAGGTGAGCCGTTCAAGGTGGCACTCGGGAATACAGCGGAGTACAGAGCATGAACTCACAGAAACCCGAAATAACACGCAGAGTACCAAGATCGGAATACTCGATCTGTACTATCTGTAGCCACAATCGTCATAAGTCCTTTATTTACAAGAGCTATACTATAATACAGAAATACAAGGGGGGGTATATTTATAGTATAATTAATGAATTTGAAAAACACACCCCCCCTTGTATTACATGTAACGTGATTCGGGTGGAGACGAACAACCACCCATTACCCGCCGATTTTAGGAGCCCGCCGATGACTGATGATCAAGTGATGGAAGCTGTAGACCAAGCCGCGTGGGATTCGTGGCCAACCGTGACGACGCCAGCTGGTGTCTTCCTCGCAGGCGATCCCGCCGCCAATCGTATGCCAGCCCCTAAGCCGGCCAAACCCGAGAGCCTCCCGCCGCACATGCGTGTCGGGAACCGTATGAATTACTAGGAGCCTTACCATGCCAATCACAGAAACCGTACTCACCGACATCAAAGACGAATACCTCGAACTGGTCAGCGATACGCACGATCAGGCCACATGCCGGCAACTGGAGGCCGACCTCGACGCCTTCATCGCATTCACAGCAGGGCACGACAGCTTGTCGTAGCCTGAACACCCCACCGATACAGGAGCCTCACCATGAGTACCTTCATCGACGAATTCATCACGTACTATCGCACGACCGACGATTACCAGCTGGACAAGGACCCCACAATGACCGATGGGGAGTTCCCTCGTCGGATGCTGGCGTCTTTCAGAGACTACATCCTGCTGTCCCAGGCTCGTCCTGACCTCGCCAAGCCCATCCCCGGGCTGGATGCCGCGTTGGCGTCCGTCCAATCAACCCTTGCCACTCCCGAAGGAGCATAACATGGACCATGATATCAAGATTGCATTAGCCGCGGCTTGCCGCACGTTCGCAGACCACTTCACCGTCACCGAGTCACAGGTGCCGGCGGGGTTCGAGGTCGATCCCGACGCATATGACAACCTGTACAGCCCACCCACCGTCGAAGAGCTGGAACTCGACCTCGCGACACAGCTCGATGGCATCGCTCGAACCCGCTACAGCATCCCTGACGACATGATTGTGCCCGATGGGTACCTCGACAAGGTGAAGGCCGCTGAGAAGCTTGTGTGTGCGTACGAGAACTCTCTCGATCGGGACTTGCCCGAGAACCTGCGTGAGCACGTCCGCGACATGGTGCTGTTCCTCATCGACATGGACCAGTACCGCCAGTGGATCGACCGCTCGATGGGCACCGACGCCAATAGCCTCGTCCAGATGGCCGAGCACATGCCCGGACAGTCGTTCGAAGACCAGGCCCAAGTGCTGGCCGAGCTTGACACAGAGCTCGGGGAAGGGTAGAATATAGCTATGGGAGATTCACCATCACAATCCGATAATCAGAACGACCGAGACACAAAGGGTCGATTCGCCAAGGGCCACTCGGGTAACCCCAAGGGCCGCAAGCCCAACCTCGCTGGGCTCAAGGAAGCCAGGATGCTCATCAACGAGATCCTGTCCAATACCGCGAACATGAACAAGGTCAGACGAGCTCTCAAAGACGAGTTCAAGAAGGACCCGCTCGCGTTCGTGACCAAGTACTGCGACCTCACACAACTCACTCGCGACATGACCCGTCCAGAGGGCGGCATAACGGCGGAGATCGAGGGTGCTGAGGTTCCACGCACGATCGCCATCCATGTGGCCGCCAAGGTCGCAGGCGAGAACATAGACGAGGACTAGCATGCCTTCACGCTGGGGAAAACTCGGTGCTGATGGTGAGTATCACTACGATCTCCATCCGAAGCAAGGAGAAGCCGTACTCTCGGATGCGAGGTTTGTCGGGGCCTGCGCTGGCACTGGAGGTGGTAAGACCAGTGCAGGCCCACTGTGGTTGCTCAACCGCATCAGGCTCTTCCAAGAGGCCGGCGGCACCAAGGAGTACATGGCGTTCGTCGTAGCCCCCACCGCCAAGATCATGCGGCGTGCTACTCGTCCGGAGTTCCTCAAGATCTTCAGGTCATCACACATGCGTGGACGAGCCATCCAACCGTGCTACTACCTCCCGAACAACCTCGGGATCATCCACTTCCTCAGCGCCAACGATCCCGAGGGCCTGGTTGGTGGTCAGCCGCATGATGTGTGGCTGGACGAGGGCGGACAGTGCCACAAGGACGTCTGGGACGAGCTACAGCAGCGTACAGGCGTGCATGAGGGCCACATCCTCGTCACGAGCACACCATACCGCCCGAACTGGTTCAAGACGGACCTCATCGACATGGCCAAGGCTGGTGACCCCGACTACGCTGCATTCGTGTGGCCCTCGACTGACAACCCCGCGTACTCGCAGAAGGAATACGACCGAGCCAAGCGTACATTGCCGGCCGCGTTGTTCAACATGCGATATCGGGCTCAGTTCGGGTCAATGGACGGGCGAATCTACTACGGCTACGATGCAGACATCAACATACGCAAATGCTCGTACGATCCCACACTCCCAATCATCGTCGGCTCTGATTTCAACGTGGATCCGATGGCTTGGGTGCTCGGGCACGCTCGTCCGGGCGGGGTGCTCGAGATATTCGACGAGATCTTCATCCGCGACACGAACACACCCATGACGCTCGATTTCCTGCACGAGAAGTATGGCAATCACACGGGTGGGTTCAAGTTCTTCGGAGACGCCGCGGGAAGGCAACGCAAGACGAGTGCTACCCAGTCCGATTACCTGCACATCGCAAATGACGAGCGATTCAAGCGACTCGGGAGGACGATTCAGTACCCGAAAGCCAACCCGCTCGTCCTCGACCGTGTGGAAAGCGTGAATGGCCGGCTGAAATCGGCGGACGGGACACGCAAGCTATTCATCGACGCCGAGTGTGAGCATACCACCCGGGAACTCGAGCAGACATACTTCAAGGAGGGCACGAGAGAGGTCCTCAAGACCAAGGAAGGCCCGCATATCACGGACGCCCTCGGATACATCACTCATAGCCTGTGGCCAATATCCCTGGTCCAGGAACCCAAAAAGCCGCTACAGGCTAATGTCTAAGGAGACATCATGGCATCAAAGACACTCGCACAGCAACCCGGACTCGCAGGCACCAGTTACGCACCACGTACGTTCCTCCCGTCCATTCCCACAACCCTCTACCGTCGCATGCGCAAGGACCCGACGATCTCGCTCGTCCGTACGGTCATCAACGCAGCGATCGTGTCAGCGCCTTATACCATCGTGGGTGATGATGACGCCAACCCGTCCGCGGTCAAGTGGGTGGAGCGTGAGATGAAGCGTCACCGCGACTCACTCGTGGAGCGTCTCGTCCTGTCCAGCGTCGACTACGGCAACCAGGGCTTCGAGATACAGTTCGACACGTCCTCAGGCGTAGCGGCCGTCCTCGTCCCGCCCAAGCCCCTTCTGCAGGATCGGACGAGGCTCGAGATCGACCAGTACGGCGACCTCATCAACATGGTGCAGCCCGGGCTCGTCAACGAGGTCGTACTACCCGTGTCCGAGAACATGCACGTGGCCTTCCGCGTAGAGGGCTCCAACTGGAACGGTGAGCCACTGCTCATCAACGCAGTAGAAGTCTTCCAGGACTGGCGTGAGGTACGCACCATCACCATGCGGTTCGACACCAAGCTCGCAGCCGGTCAGCTCGTCATACGCTACCCGGCTGATCAGGTGGTCACACTCGACCAGGATGGTAACGAGGTAGCCACATCCGAGATCGCCCGACGCATGGGTGAGAAGTTCCAGAGCGGCGGCGTACTCACCATGAGCAAGCACGCGATCGCCGACCAGATCCAGACGATGCAGACAGCCCAACCGGACTGGGACTTCGAGATGATGGACACAGGCAAGACGAAGCCCGAGTTCAACGCTCGCATGGCGTACTACGACAAGCTCAAGGTACGTGCCATGGGCTTCCCCGAACGTGCCATCCTCGAAGCCGAGTCTGCTGGCTCTCGGGCTGACAGCGTGACCGCGGCTGGTTTCGCTATCCAGAACCTCGAGCTGCTGCACAAGCTCTGCTCGAACGAGATCTCTCGTCAGCTGATCAACAAGATCCTGCTGCTCAACTTCGGACCCGAGGCGGTTGACACCGTGCGTATGGTGCCCGGGAAGATCAGCCAGGAGCACAAGACGATGCTCACAGAACTCGCCGGCGAGATCCTCAAGGCTCGTCCGGACATCGTGGACATCAACTCGCTCATGGACGAGCTCGACATACCTAAATCCGGGGAAGTGATCCTCGACACCACACCTGATGCAAGCCAGGTACAAGAAGAGGCCGAATAATGGACAAGCCGGGCTACAAAACATCCGAACTCTACATCGCCATCGCGACAATTGCAGTGGTAGCCCTCGTGTGCCTTGTGGGGGGCGCCGGGCAGGCTGGACAGCTCGTCGGCATGATCATCACCGTGCTCACTGCCCTCGGGTACACGGCCTCTCGTACGCTCGCCAAGCACACGAACCGCGTGACGTACACGGACGAGGAAGAACGGGATCGGCTCGTGTGTAAGATCCACGCGTTCAACGCCGGCCTCGACGAAGCCGTGAAGAATGGACTGCTGACCGAAGAGGACGCAGTCGCCTGCAGACAGGAGATACCGAGATGAAGCGAATCGATACACGAGAACGCCCGCCGGTCCCGGGACGGGCACCATCCGACCGGGATGCCCCCACTCGTCCGACGATGGACGTGGTTGAGTACCTCGGCGACTACATGGCCGAGAACAACGTCGAAATCCGTGACCTACCAATCGTGCTCAAACTGATGCACGCATACAAACTACACTTACTGGAGCAGAACAATGGCGAAGACAAAGAAGCAGCTTGAAGAAGAGAATGAAGTACTGACCGCAAGGATCGCAGAACTCGAGGAGGCTGCTGAGAAGCCTGCCGAGGAAGAAGAGGAAGAACCCAAGAAGCCTGACGAGAAGCCGGCGGAGGAAGAGCCCAAGGAGTCCGAGGAGGACAAGGCCGCTCGGGAACAGCAGGAGGCAGACGAGGCCGCTGCTGCTGAGAAGGCCAAGCTGCTCGACCCACATCGTGAAGCACTGACTCAGCTCGTCCAGACGAAACGCATCACGCCTGCACAACGCACGGAGCTCGAGAACGACATCCAGGAGGGCGGAGTGACCTCGAGGCACATCAAGAGCCTCATGGCCTTGCCCGAGGGTGACGAGAACCGATCGGGTGCTCAGACGACGCCCGAGGGTGGTGTGGGTGCGGCCATGGACCGGCTGCTCGAGAGCGTCACTTGACAGCCGATGCGTACTAGGCTATAATAGTGGTAGATAAAACTGTAACTGTGTGGTGGCAATCGTGTCACCCAAACTATAAGGAGCCATCACATGGCGCAACTTACTGAAACTGGTATCACCAGTGACTGGCTGAAGTGGCTAACGGATCGAGGCTTTTGCATCGAATCCCGCGTCATCGCAGCCGTTGGATCCCCCGGCCTCGCTATGTATACTGGCGACGTCCTCGAGGTTGCCACTGGCACGGACCTCAAGGCACTGGTCAGTGGACAGACCGATGCGGTCGCAATCCTCATGGAGGACATCTCCGCGACTGAATCACAAACCGCCCACCAGAGGCCCTGCCTCGTACGTGGACCCGCCCGTATCGACAGCGATCACCTGGTCTTCTCAGGTACCGCCACGTCGGGATCGGATCTCACCGCAACCCTAACCGCGTTCGCCGCACTCGACATCCGAATCGGCGGAGACACAGCCAGCTGGTCAACCCAGACTGATTAAGGAGCATCAAGATGCCTACACTGACAGACGTATTTGCACCTGATGCTTTCAGCGTGTACGAGCTTACGGCCGCGATCCAGAAGATCCCGTACGCCCCGAACAGCATCAACGCGAGTGGTCTCTTCCGAGCGATCCCCATCAAAACCACGACTGCCGTCATCGAAGAGCAGAACGGCACTCTGGCCCTCATCCCGACCTCGCAGCGAGGCGGACCCGGTACCCCCGGAGCCGACCCGAAGCGCAAGGTCACTAACCTGACCGTTCCGCACATCCAGGTCGATGACTCTGTGATGGCGGACGACGCACTCAACACTCGGGCCTTTGGTTCGAACGAAGTGATGAGCGGCGTGTCCGAGATTGTCGCACGCAAGCTGCAGACGGCTTCGCAGTCGATCGACGCAACCCAGGAATACCTGAAGATGGGTGCCCTGAATGGCGTCGTCGCTTATCCCACCGACTCGGTCACCGCGGACCTGAACCTGTTTACGGAGTTCGGTGCGACTGAAGTCGAAGTTGACTTCCTCCTGACGACCCCGGCCACCGCTGTGCTCGAGTCGATCATACCAAGCGTTCAGCGTGCGATGCAGACCGCCCTCGGCGGAACCCCGTTCTCTGGCATCAATGCCCTGTGCGGAACAGCGTTCTTCGAGAGCCTGATCTCGCATGCCGAGGTCCAGGAAGCGTATCGCGACCAGCAAGCCCTCCTGGCGACCGCTGCCGCTGTAGCCCCGGTTCGACCCGGCGGACCGCAGCGTAAGGTCTTCCTGGGCGGCATCTGGTTCGAGGAATACTACGGTGACGTATCAGCCACCGACTTCCTCGACACGGACACCGCACGGTTCTACCCGACCGGCACGGACATCTTCCACACGTATCTCGCCCCGGCAGACTTCACCGAAGCTGCAGGCACGCTTGGCCAGCCCAAGTACGCCCGACAGTACGCGGCCCCGGACGGCAAGAGCGTGGTCTTGGAAACCCAGGTCAACCCGCTGTCGATCTGCACCCGACCGGGGGCTCTGATCAAGGGCAACCGTATCTCGTAAGTCGTCGTCGTAGTCTCAACCAAGGCCCGGCCTTCCGGTGTGTCTCACGTCGTGGGCCACACCGGTCGGTCGGGCCATATTTTTAACACTAACCGGAGCAGAGACAATGGCGAATGAACTGAATCCGATCCTGAAATGGGTTGCCTCGCTCCTCCTCGTGGCTGTGGCCTCATTTGGTGCGGCCCGCTTGGGGTATGCCGAAGTCGCACAGAAGAACGCCGTACAGGACGTACGGATCACAACCACCGAACACTGCATGGACAAGCACGAGGCATCTGCTACAAGGAAGCATGATATCCTGATGGAGCAACTCCGTGAGATGACTAAAGAGGTAGCCGGGCTGAGAGCCGAGGTGCGTGCGTTCACCGTCACCAAGGTCATGAGCAACACAATGGGACAACCAGCGGGCTACCACGGAGACTAACAATGGGCAATGCATTCAGACTCATACAGGAACTGTCGGGCCTTGTCAACGATGTCGACATTAGCGGCATCGCTGATGACGATATGCTCGTCTACAACTCGTCCTCGGGCAAGTGGGAGAACCTCTCCAGCTCGGGTACGGGTGTAATTGGGTACTGGACTCGCAACGCTGGTGTCCTAATCCCAACGACCTCCACAGACGCGATCCGAGTCCCGGATATCACTGACCAGGAAGAAGGCTTGCTTGCCATTAACGTGGATGAGCGGCTGCTCGTGCGTGATGATGGGACTACTACCGTCGTTGACTGGCAGGAGTCACAGCTGTTGGACAACGCCAATGGCAACGTGTCGATGGACTGGGATGCCCGTGTACTCAAAGACGCTGACTCACAGACCACAGTCGACTACGGGACCAACCTGCAGCTGAATGACAACGTGGGTACAACCCGAGTCGACTGGAACAACGGCTACCTCAACGACAACTCGGGATATCAGGCTGCCGATTGGGGCTCACGTGCGTTGAAGGACGGCGACGGATCCACTACTGTGGTCGATTGGGACAGTCAAATCCTCGCTGACAGCAGTGGTAACTCCGCCGCGGACTGGGACGCCCGTATAGCCTACGACTCCTCATCTCAGTATTCGGTGGATTGGAGTAGCCGCACCCTGAACGACAGTAGCTCAAATACCGTCGTCGACTATGGCAACCAGGCCCTCTACTACAACGGCACCAACGTACTCGACTGGGCCAGCCAGTACATGTTCGACAGCTCGGGTAACGACTCTGTCCAGTGGGGCAACCGATCACTGCACGACAGCTCGGGCTACACAACCGCAGACTGGGGCAACTCCCAGCTGAAGTACAGCGGCTCCACGACCACCCTTGATTGGGCTGGGCAGTATCTGTACGACGATTCAGGTTACTCTTCCATTCAGTGGAGCAACCGTTTGCTCACAAACTCCAGTGGATATACAACTGTCGACTGGAGCAGCCAGTATCTGATGGACAGTAGCGGCTCCTACACTATGGTTGACTGGAGCAGCCAATACCTGAACGACAGCAGTGGTTATCTGGCCATCGACTGGACCAATCGACAGTTGATTGCGAATGATGGATCATCTGCCATGCTCGATTGGAGCACTGACGGTACGTTTGACGCTTATGATAATGATATAACAACAACTGGGATTGGTACAGACGGTTATCACATAATAAATCAAACAGCCGACACACAGGGCTTGGAAATAAATGGATATGACGACAGGAGTTCAAAGTATGCTAAACTATCGTTAGACAGCAATGGCACTGCACAATTTGCAGCCAATACCACTATGGCGTTCTCCATAAGTGGAGCCGCTCACTTCTATGGTTCTAGTCATACGTTCGGTCGATACGGTAGTACTGACAATGCACCAAACCGTTTCTACGGTAAAGTGAATGGTACTAAACGATACTTTGAACTTATAGTTGACGAGACAGACGACTATGCTCATTTTAACCGAGAACACACAGATATGCTCGGTCTTAAGATCGATATGCCGGTTGATCTTATAGACAATAATTTAACAACTACTGGAGACGTTTCTTGTGACACGCTGGCTACAACTGGCGGCAGAATTGTCAACACCGATAGGTTTACTTCGGGACCTCAGACATTGGACGCTACCCACCACAATGTCTTTTGCGATACGGACGGCGGGGCGTTTACTATCAATTTACCTGCCGGTATAGATGGTACCGAGTACAGGATTATCAATACCGGAAGCGGTGGCAACGATGTCACGATCACGCCGAACGGTTCTGAAGATATTTATGGGTCGAACTCAAGCATCACACTATCAGATGGTAGTTCGACGGTCTTGGTTTATGAAACTACAGAAGGATGGTGGTAGCAAATGGCTAAATTTGAAATCGACATACCGAGTAAACATTTGTCTCGCGTGAAAGCTGCATTACTTGGGCTACATCCCGTTCCCCTGGTGAAGGGTGAGGAGATGGACGATGATGAGAATCCTATAATGGTCCCGGAGTTTACCGAGACCGCTTGGATGAAGAGGTTGGTTATCAACTTCCTCAAGAAAAAGGTGCTGCGGTTCGAGCGTAAGAAATCGGCCCAAGCCGTGTCAGCAGCGGACATAAACATGACTTAAGGAAACCAACATGGCCGACTACAACTACAAAATAGTGCTCGGAGCCAGCTACACGGGCTTGACGCTCGTGCAGACGGTCAAGGACACGGACGATGTCACCATCACGGGTCTGACCAAGAGCTTCACCGAGATTGGTGGCGGTGACTACGTCGCTCTCATCGAGGGTCTGGACGCTGACTTCCTGGGCTACTCCGTGATCACGAACAGTGCGGGAGGCGGGCACCTGGCAGTTGCCAGTATCCGTATGCCTGACGCGTCCAACGAGACAATCAACATCCAGGACGACGATTGGAGCATGACCTAATGAGCACCAGCACGATACGAAAAGAGATACGCAAGAACGGAGCCCTGTACTCGCCCTCGGGTGGGTTGGTCCTCAGTGACAGCACGGGTACGTTCGGCGTGAAGAGAAATGACACGGACGCGGTTGTCGTAGCAGACGGCACTGCCATGACCGAGGTCTCGACGGGTATCTTCTCACACTCGTTCACAGACCCGGCTCTGGACCTGATCTACACATACGCGATCGAGGTGCTTGAGGGTGCATCCCTCCAGGTACGATTTGAGGGCACGCTGACTGGAACGGTGACTCCCGGCTCGGGCACCCGCCTGATCTCTCTGACGAGAGCACAGGAGTCCCCCAGTCTCGCCTCACTCTCCACGTACACGCTCATCGACGTGGCAAGCGACTGGTTGGACAACAACTACGACATAGGCCCGTACACGGCCGGTGGGGACGGTGTAGCACAGGGTGTGGAGGCTGCCGTCCAGCAAGCGTGCGTTCTGATGGTGCAGCATCTGCAGAACCAGATGCAGGCATCCAACACGATGGGTGGGGCACAGAAGAAGTACAAGATCAAAGAGC